AATAGGAAGTAGAGAAGAATATGTTAAATGAGGAATACAAATGGCAATACTAACAACAGAAGTAAAACAAAAATTGAATAATTATAAAGCACAATTTTTAAGAGTTTGTCCTAATATTTATATAAAAATAGTTAATGAAGAAGAAGTGCCTTATACAGATGCAGAATGGTTAGAAGAAGTTGTAAAAAGATATTTAATAAATCTATTAAAACAAGGTAATCGTTTACTTAATACAGATGCTATGACTATTAATGAATTTAATGATATAGAATAAAGGTGATTTAAAATGACTAAGAAGAAAAAAAATAAAATGCAAGATACACTTGATAATATACCTAAATCTATGAGTATAGAAACAGGAATGGCACCTATTGCTGGAGCATTATTAAAAGGTGCTGCTTCAAGTGCTGTATCTGCAGGTATAAGTAAAATGCTGAAACCTAATGAAGAAGAAACTGCAGAAACTGTAGCAGGCAGATTAGTTAGTAAAAATTCTCCAGATTTAAATCCAGCTAATATTAGACAGTTAAGAACTGCTCCAGATATGGGAAGTAAATTACAAGGTGCATTAAAACAGTCTCAAAGAACTGAAGCTAAAGGAGCTTATGCAGACCATTTTGTAGATAAAAGATGGAATGCAGATAAAAATAAATTTGATTATATTTATCCTGAAGACTTACAAAAAGAAAAAACTAAACAAGCTCAAGATACTATGAGAGCTGCAGCAAAAGGCACTGTCCCCCATAAAATGACAGTTAAAGGTCCTGCTGAAAGAAAATTCACAGTTAAGCAAAGAGAATTAATTAAAGGCGGAAAAGCTGATAATAAAGGTGATAACCAATTTAATAAAAACTCCATTAAACAAGGGATGAAAATAGAGAAAGAGCATACTAACAATCCTAAGATTGCAAAGGAGATCTCTAAAGACCATCTGGAAGAACATCCTGGCTACTACCCAGCTTTAAAGAAGATGGAAAAAAATCTTAAGAAACATGAAACTGCGGACTTTACTGATAACTTAAATATTAATAATTTGAAGCCGTCCTTAACTTCCGTAGAACTAGCAGATGGTGCACCTGGTAGAACTTGGTCATGGAATAAACATGAATATTCGAAAAGAGTAGGTCCTAAGGGTGGATATAGTTATGATTACGGAAAGAATCCACAAAATGATTATAATAGAAAACAAGATTTCGAAACAAAGAAACAAGCTCCTGCAGAAGTAGAAGCAATAAAAAATATGAAGCAAATGCCTCAAGATATGAATTCTAGAACATTAAATCCTGGATTAGGCATTAAACCTCCTATGAAGAAAATACAAGGCCCTATGCCTTCACCACAACAAAATCAGAATGAAAATAAGAGTTTCACAGCTCCTGCTAAAGCATTACCTGAAGTACCAGGTATGGGACAGCATCAACAACAACAGCAAGTAGAGAATAATACTTTTGCAAATCCAGTGAATCAGTATATGAGTGAAAAACCTATGCCTGGAAATAATATGGCAGAACAAGCTAAGAATGCAGGAAATGTAATTAATTCACAATCTGATATGCCACAAAATAAAAATCCCCTTATGGGAGCACTACCTGGATTAAATAAAATAAATATTCAACCTTCAATAGGTCAAGATAATTTTGATGCACAAGATAATCCAGATACGAACCCATTACATCCTGATTCAATTGGTCCTTTAGCTGCACAAAAATATGGAGAATGTCATAATGCTGCTCAAAGACATGCAATACAAACAGGAGGTAAAAAATATACAAGTGCTGGTAGAAATGCTGGAATGCATAGTATAACAGTTGATCCTGATAATACAGTTTATGATTTCGTTTTAGATGTTCAAGGGATGCCATTACAAGAGTATTTAGCTAATGTCCCCTTTAGTTTTACTCCAAATCCATAAACGGGTAGAAACATTTATATATGTCAAAGAAGCTATATATTATATATTAATATGGTTGCACAAGCTATACAAGTACACGATAATCGATTCGACGTCTTTACTTCTAGGCTTACACAGGTCGAATTAGCTGATGATAAATCTTGTGCAGTACTTACTATTCCTTTAATGCATGTGGGACCTAATAAAAAAGGGCTTTATTGGACTCCAAAAATGCTCAAGAGTGTTGCTCCAATGTTTAGGGGTATAACATTTAGATACGATTTAAATGGCAGCGAAGGCTCCTCTCATACTCCTCAAAAACTTTCTTCTCCTCACTTTGATATCGGTTGGACATACAGCGATGAACGTGGTGCATGGTTCGAAAAAGATAATGGCATTCTCTGGGTTAAAGGAGAAGTTACACATCCTGATATTATTAAAAAATTAGATAGAAAAACAAGTGATGGAAAAAGAGAAATTAATTTTGCTTCTATGGGCGTTTTGGTTGAAAAATCAGTATGTTCAATTTGCGGAAAAGAACATGGTATGGATGGTTGCGAACATACAAGAAATGAAATATATGACGGAGAAGTATGTTATAGTGTACCAGAGAAAGTGAAAAAGGCTTTACATGTTGCTCTTACAAATGATCCTGCAGATGGAGAAGCAGAAATAGAAGAGTGCATATTTCAAGAATGGAATATGAGTCCAAATGAAAACATAGGACAAGGAGGTTCTAATATGAATAGTGTATCTAATAGCTTTGCAGGAAATCAAGTTCAAAATCAAATACCAGGTGGTCTTGCCCCCTCTAGTAATCTAAATCAAGGATTTCAGCAAGGACCAGCCCCTTCAAGTGAAGAGATCTTGAAGGATATGGCAGAGAGGATCAAAACTATTGAACAGCAAATGGCGCAAGATAAACTAAATGCTGATCAACAGATGGCTCCTACTCCAGAACTAATAAATCAAAACCAGAATGCTGGTGCTACCCAAGATAATATGGGAGTATCTAGTCAATTCGCGGAGGACGAAAAAATGGATAAGAAAGACGGGCAGTATACAAATGAAAAAGCTCCTATGAATCCTTCTGACAAGAAAATAAAAGCAGAAATGCAAGATTTTGGGCAGGCACCACAAGAACAACAGGGCCAACCACAAATGGGTGGAGCGGAAGCTAAACTCGACCAAATTCTTCAGATGCTGCAACAACTTGTTGGAGGAGCCGGTGTGCAAACACAGGATATGGGTCAAGAATCATTGAAAGCTGGCAAAGGAATGGCTAAGAAAAGTCAAGATGACATCCCACTAGATCATATGGGAGAAGGAGCAGTTGGAGAAAAAGAAGACTCTGGCAACGCTAAGAATAAGATTGCAATGAAAAAGCCTGACCAAGTAATGAGCGCTGACGACGAAGTAGTTGAAAAACTTAAAACTGAATTAGCTGACATGAAAACAGAAATGGAAAAGCTTAAAACAGCTAAAGTGGAATTTCAAGATCAGAACATTCCTGAATTTGGCGGACCATCAGTAGCAACAGCTGAAATGGCAGACGATTTATCTGCATCACAACGAAGAGAAGAATTTGGAGATTATGGAAAATGGGACTCAATTTTTCATGGCGCAGACTCAGCCGAAAGGTTTAAAAAATAGGTGATAGAAAATGACTTATGGAACATCAACTGAAGGCGTCTTTCTTAAGGACGGCCAATATTTAAGTTTCACTGGAAGTGGAGCGATTACCTTGGGTAATATCGTAACACTGAATCCAGCAGGAACAGTAGAAGTAGGAAATGCTACAACTTATCCAACAGCAGTAATTGGAGTAGCTGTAGGCGGTAACAGAGCATCTAGAACATCAACAGATGATGTAATTGCAGATGGAGAGAAAGTAACAGTTTGCACAAGAGGAGTTGTAAATGTTTATTCAGATGCATCCGCAATACTAGCAGGAAGTTATTTGAAAGCAGGAGCATCAGGAACAGTTGCTCTTGCAACAGCAGCAGATCATGGAACTGGTGCAGCATTCGCTATGTCTCTTAAAGCTAACAGTAGTGCAGCAGCCACTATTCAAATAAAGCTGATGAGAGGTTAGGTGATATAAATGGCATACTCAGGAATTGCGGCAAGTAGTGCAACTACGTGGGCACTATTTAAAGAACAAGTTGACGACACTATCGTAAAAGCTTTGCAACCAAAGATTTTGTATCCACTGCTTGGAAAAGTTTATCCGGCTAATGGACCAGTTGTAGAGTATAATACAACAGATAGCTATCTCGACCCAGAAGAAGTAAGTGAAAGCGGAGAATATGCAAGTTCTATTATGAATTTCACAAGGAACTATGCATCAATCAAAGACATAGGTATTGCACCTAGAATCCCTATCAATTGGATAAAGGATGCAAGATGGGACCTTGTCAATGATCACGTCGAAGCTATCGGCTTTGGTATTGCAAGAAGCATAAATACAGATATGTTAACAGCTATCAATACTTATGTAGGCGGCGGTACTTATGCAGGTCAGACTCTGACAACTGTAAGTCACACAGCAGCAGCATCAGCAACATGGGATAATGCATCAGCAGATATTATCAATGATATCAGCTCAGGTCTGTATTATCTAGAGAATGACGATGCTGGAGATGGACGAAAGTTCTTAATAATGTCTCCATCAGCATTTAGGTATCTAAGGGTAGACCCAAATCTCCTAAAGTATCTAAACTATGGTAACGCAGAACTAATTCAGAAAGGTATTTATCCAACTCCATTTGGCGTAGATATACTCGTTACATCTCAGGCAACCAATACATATGCGCTAATTGTAAATACAGATTTAGCAGCTATCAGATACTATGAGAGAGAACCACTTACAGTTGAGATAGAAAAAGCAGCTAGATCTAAACATTTAGATATTGTGTCGTATATAAGGTATGCAATTGCATGTGCACGACCAAAAGCTCTTGCAAAGATTAGTGGCGTACTATCTGCATAAGATAGTTATTTTTTTTCTTTCTTTTTTGTACTTCGAAGAGAAAGAATAATTTTAATGAGGTAGCGGAGGAATAAAATGGTATGGCGAAACATATTAAAAAATCTCAAAGTCAAAGATAAATTAACAGTTGAAGGAGCTTTAACTGGAAACTATGAAAATTTTGATAGTACAGGTAGTGGTGTAGCAACAATAAGAACAGGTCTTTTAACATTAGGAGGCACTGGTTCAGGAAATATACAAGAAATATCATTACTTGCACCAACTGCAGCAGGTCAAAGATTAGAAGTTATTGATGTGAATACATTAGATACAGTAGATGTAGTACTTAAAGCAGGAACAGGAACTGAATTTAGTGCAAATAGTTCAGGCACAGGAAGTATGTATACATTCAATGCACCAGCAGAAAAATTAGTATTGATTTCATCAAGTACAACTGTATGGCAAGTAGTTGACAATACAGGTAGTATTACATTAAGCTAGAAATAGCTTTTTTTTTCATTTTTTGTCCAAGGAGGAAACGAAAATGCTAAAGGTAAAACTATTAAGGAATTTAAGAATTTATGATGATTATGCTACCGATTTTATGATTTCTACAGGAGAAGTTAAAGTAATAAGAGATAGAGATCTTCAAGCTTATTCCATAAAAGGCGCCCTTTTTGAAGGAGCTTTACAAGTTATCGAAGGAGAATTTATTGCAGGTATTAAAAAAGCGCATGTTTTATTTTCTGAGAAATCTCCAACAATTTGCTATGGTATAGATAAAGTACAAGGCGAAACTAAATATTTCTCAAGAAATTTAATAACTCAGGATTTTACATTTTATACAGATCCTCATGATATCCCAGCAGAATTTTTAAATAAATTAGAAGGTAAAACAGAAATCATAAAAATAACTGACGATAGAGAAATCTTTAAAACTGAAGAAAAGATTAATGAAATCCCTGTTGATATAATAGATGATAAAAAGCTAATGAATGAACATGATATAAAAGGCCTTTATGCATCTGAACAAATATATCTTATTAAGAAAATCACTGACGAAAAAGCTCCAAGGTATGAGACTAAAAGAGTAGAGATGTTACTTGATTTACAGAAAGAAGGCAATGATTTAAGAGGTTTACTTTCAGAAATGGAAGAATAGTCGTACTCCTTCGACTATAAAACCTGAGGAGGAAGAATGGCATACGATAGACAATCTAATAATAGGGCACTTAATAGTATCTCAGCTAATTTAAGTAATGGTTATTTCGGTAACATAACTAAAAAGACCATAACTTTTACTGGTAGTGGCACAGGTACTGGATCTGGTGGACAAACAACTATAGTAGCAAATGTTACTGGTCCTATATTAGCAAGCATTGTAGCTATTGGAAAAACAGATTTAACAGATAATGGTTCTATTACTTTAGGTACAACTGGTAGTTCTGCAGGTATAATAGGAGCAACTGTTGGAAGTGGTATAACTGCTGGAGAAATATGGCATGATACTGCACCAGACTCAAAATTTGAAGAAACTTCAGTTACTAAGAAATATCTTCTTAATGACGATATTACAATAACAGTGTCTACAACAGGAGAAGGTATAGCTACAGGAGCTATAGATTTTTATATATTATGGGCACCGATATCTAGAACAGGTGATGTAAACTGATAAAGACTGATGGCAATGGAAGTTTTATAGTGAATAAGATACTTTTAATAGTTACGATTATTACCCTAGTACTTTCCAGTGTTTTTGGTTATGGTATATTACATCAAAAGGTTACTGCTTTAGAAGATGGTTTTAGTAGAGCTAGAATAGATGATCATAATGAATTTGGAATTTATCAAATTAAAGTAAATGAATGTGAAAAACAAAATGCATTATTACTTCAATCTTTAAAAAGTATACAAAATGATGTTAATGAAATAAAAAATGATGTGAAAGAGATAAAAGGAAAGATATAAATGGGAACTTTAAAAGGATTAAATTATGATATAGGACAAGAACAGTTTGCAATAACTGGAACAGGTTTAGTTGCTGCAGGTACTGGAATAGATGTAACTAATACTCAAGGTTTTGGAACTGGAGACTATATGGTTATAAATCCTTATACAGAAACATCAGAAATAGTGAAAATCTCAAATGTTAGCTCTAATATATTGTTTCACGTTGATGATACACCTTTAAAATTTGCTCATGCTAAAAATATAAAAATTTATAGATTGCCTTATAATTATATGCGATTTTATGAAGCAACCTCAGGAACTGGAGCTTATTCTTTAATTACCGGTAGCGGCAAAGTTATGGAATATGATACAGAATATACTAATTTCCCTTACTCTTCAAGTAGCAGTTCTAATTATTATAAGAGAACATTTTTTAATCAAACAACAGCTGATGTATCATCATTAGCTGAAGCTGATTATTTTCAAGTTGATGCATATAAATATCCAAGTGCACAGATGCTAAGAATATTTATGCAATTCGATCAAAATGATTATCCTACAGAACCTGATATGGATCAGTTTATGTTTTTAGCAAATATACAAATAAAATTAGATTTAGATACAGGCAATTCAGATGCACAAATGCTAGCTACACTTATGAAAGCTAGAGAAATGGTTTTAAGAGCTCTTGCAAATAGAGCTGTATCAAAAGGATATATTCAAGTAAATGCCGAAGGACGGACTATAACAAAAGCTCATAGAGAGCTACTAGAAGATGCAAAATTAGCCAAGGAGGACTATTTAAGTTTTGTAACAAATTATTTCAGAAGTGAAGTTTCTTCAACAAAATTCTGGGGAGATACTTCTATTATTGATTCTGAAACTAAACAAGAACTCCTTGATATATGGTCTTCTGTCCAAAATCTCATGAATTATTCTAATGATTATAGATTTAGTTATGGGTTTAGACAAAGGAGAAGATAATGGTTTCAAATCAATACGACGTTGGTGCACAGCAAGACTTTGATAATATGACTAAAGAATTAGCTGGCGATACAACTATTTCTATATTCTCTAGAAATTCTACAGAGACTTATGAAGGTTTTGAATCAGATGATGGTTATCCTACTGCTGCTAGTGCTACAGAAACAGCATTTATGCAGGAATTAGACTCAACTCATGAAATGGTAGCATCAGGCCAGATGAATATCGGAGATGTCAGAATAGTATTTTTAAATGATTCAATTATTGCTGAAGAAGATAAAATCACATGTAATAGTAATAATTATAAAGTCTTGGGCCTTACTAAGGTCAGAAATATGAGTAACAATATAGTGCTTTATATTAAAGGGTTTGGTAAGAAAGTTCCAGGAAGATGAAAAGAGGAAGAATTGCTTATTATGAAAGAGAAGTAATATTAAACGAAATTGGACAAGAAGCAGAGAATCGATACATATATAATTTAAGACAATCTGGATATAAAACAGAACAATTCGATACAGCGTTCTATTGGGAACCAGATGTTGATTTATTCGACAATTCGTATTTCCTTGACACAGGCGATCAACATTTAAATAAAGTCCTTCAGTATCTTGAATACGGCACAGGTCTTTATGGACCAAAAGGAAGAATAATAAAACCAGTCGCTAAAAAGATGATGAAGTTTAATATAGATGGGCAAACAATTTTCACAAGAAGAGTAAAAGGAATTAAACCAATGTTTGCATTTACTAAGGCTATTGAAAGTGTTAGAAATGAAAGAGTAGGATTACAAAGGCAGATAAGACATTATCTGAATATAGAATGACGGAAGAATATATTTACGAAAGGGAAAGAAACCTATTAGATTATTTTAGGAATAATATTACAGATCCTACAAGTAGAGGAACTACTACAACTTATGTTACTACTGGGACTGGTGGACAAAGAGTATTTACTTTTCCTAATACTTATGTTAAGAATGTTGCTGATACAATAACTGTTTCAGCAAGTACAAAAAGAAAAGGAGCAAATTATACTGTAGCTTATGGGACTGGTTCAGCTAGCTCGACTATTAGTTTTACAGCTAATACTGGGACCGGTGTATCTATAGCTTATCATTATGGTACTTCTATGATTGAAAGAGAATTTTCTAGAAGTGATGCTAAATTACCAAGAATAGTTATTATGTTTTTAACTGGTAGTGAAGAATTAGCAGGCTTAGGAGATAGCATGGAAAGCACAAGAGGTTCTTATTTTAATGCTTCTTATAGAATCGAGATAAGATCTAAATATGCAGATCAAGCAAGAGAATTATCAAGTCAGGCTTTTAATCTTGCTAGAAAGATGAGAAGAGCAGGTCTTTATAGGACATTATTAACTACTGCAACAGATATGCAGAATTTTGATTTTGATCCAGATAAAGATTGTTATATCTGGCAATTTACTCTCAACGTTCAATGGGAGATAACATATCAATAGGAGGAAAAATAAAAATGGTTACTAAAAAAGATACAGAATTTATAATAAAATCATATACTAATGGTGGATCTAGTAGACAAATTGCTAAAATATTAAATAGATGTCCTTCTGGAATAAGATTGATTTTAAGAAAAAACGATATTGAAATAAGAACAAGATCTGAAGCTAATAAAATCTCACCTTTAATAAAAAGAGGTAAAGAACATTTTAATTGGTCAGGAGGCCGAACTTTTCATAAAGGTCAAGTGTATATTAGAATAAATTACAAGAGAGTAAAAGAATCACATTATAATTGGTGTATAGCTAATGGTCTTTTATGTGTACCAAAAGGGATGATTATACATCATAGAGATTGTGACCCTTATAATAATAAGCCAGAAAATTTATTAATGTTAGATCAAGGAACTCATGTTAATGCTCATAGATATTTAGATGATTTAAAATTTGAGAATGCTTTAAAAAAGTGTTCTATAGGAGGGGATTAGAATCGTAACTTATAGAGGCTATAAAACAGAGGTAATGTATGTTACTGAAACAGCTTATGCTGCAGGTGGTAGTATGGGTAGTGCAGTTCCAATAGAAGGCAAAATCCAAACGGTTACAATTAATCAGAATAATAGTTTAATTAGAACTGCAGCGCTTGGTGAAGGAAGAAATGAAGTATTCGTTGGCTGGGGTAATTATGATTGCTCTTTTTCAATAGATTATGAAATAGCAGGTTTTGATTTCCTTCAATATGCTTTTGGAGCTAAAGCTGGATCCGGTTCTACTTCAACACCTTATTATTTAGAAGAAGCTACATTTAGAGCTTATACAGGTTCTGGACTTAGATCTTTTAGAATGCAAGTTAATGCTAAAGATTATACTGGTGGAACAGATAGTGTAGATACTATAATAGGATGTATATTAAATAGTATCTCTATAAATTGTTCACTTGGCCAAAATGTAAAATGTTCTGTAGAAGGCTTAGCTCAAAAAGCTACAGCATCAACAACTGGTTCTGGCTCTTATACTGCAAGTACAACTAAACCTTGGATTTATGCATTAGGAGATTTTAATTGGAATGGTAGTGATGTAGGCAGAATTCAAAGTATAACTGTCAGTGTTAATAACAATTTCGATCCTAATTTAGGTAGAGAAATAGGCAGTAGATTTGTACAAGAAATGGAACCAGGTTTAAGAAAGTATGATTGGACTGCTGTTGTTAAAATGACATCTGCTGTACATAATGCATTGGTGTTAGATTTTCAAGGCGGTGCTGAATTAAGTACTGGCGGGACAGGAGAACCTTCTTTTAAAGAAATTGTTTTAGCTTTGTCAGAAGGCAGTAGCACAGGTCATAGAAATGCACAGATTAAATTATCAGACTGTGCGATTAATGATATGAGTAAGCCTATTAATATAAGCGAGAATATTATAGAAGTTACTATGAATGGCACTGCTAAGAAAGGTACAGAGGATACTACTAATAAGCCTATAAAATGGTGGACGGCGACATAAGAACTTGAGTATTACGGCAGTAATATTTAAGAAAATTATTAATATTAATTGGCCATCATTTTTGGCCGTAAAACCAAGGAGGTTTTAATAAATGGAAACTAAGGAAGTTAGAACAAGTGTAGGAAAATTTATTCTAAAGAAGCCTAAGGCAGGTGTTAGAAATAGAGCAATGATGGCAGCAGAATCAGATATAGGACAAATTAAAACGACAAAATTTATGTTTTTGCTTTTACCTAAGTGTGTACATCAAAGACCTGAAGATATGGATTCTGATGTACCGATTGAAGCAGTTCTAGATGATTTGGAATCAGAAGATTATGATTTATTAATTGAAGGTCTTGATGAACTTTCAACTGAAAATCTCGCTGAAAAGGAACAAAAAAAAACGAAATCATTAGATTCACCGAAAACGGAACCATCCCAAGAAGTATCAAATTCATAATTTTATTTAAAGAGAATGTTTTAATAAGAGCAGGTTTTAATAAAATCGATTTTGATCAAATGACAAATGAAGAATTTGATTTTCATTTTAATTTAATAATGGGCATGAAAAACAAGGAGCAAGATATACTAAAAGGGTTGATATAAATGGCAGGATTTATGGGAGCAGCAGGAGCAATGGCAATGAGAGGCGGTGCAAAAATGATGGGTTCTTCTGCAGCTAAATCTCAAGCAGGTAGTATTTTGGCTTCCAAAGATATGGATTCATTGAAAAAGATAGTTTCAGAAATTAAGGTTTCTAATAGCCAACTAAAGAATATCGAAAAACATACTAAAAAGTCTGCAGGATTTATGGCTCTTTATTCTCCGGCATTAAAACAACAATTCACTATTTTAGGAAAAAGCTTCGGTTTACTTTTGAGACCTATCGGCGATATTTTAGCTAGAGTTATTGCTCCAATGGCTAGAATCGTTATTAAATTTGCCCTTAAAATGTATAAAGTTTGGACAAATCTTGATTTATTTAAAGGTTCAGCTGATAAAGACGACAAATTAAAACAATTAATAGTAGAAAGAAGAAATGCTGATCAAAGAGGAGAAACTGATGTTGTTAAACAATTAGATGAGCAAATTAATCGACTAACAAGAAATGAATTACAGAAACGTATAGAAGACCAAGAAAAATTTGGTATTAGGTTATCTGAAATACAATTAGTAGCTATTGAAGAAAATCTTAGAAATGAAAGTGTTTATTGGAACGAAGCTATGGATATAAGAAAGGATTATCATGGCACTAGTTTACTTGATGAAAAACAAGCTAAAATAGATTTATTAAATACAGGACAATCTATAATAGATGGTAAAAAATCTCAAGAAACTACTTATCAAAATGATACTAAAAAATCTACTGAAGATTTTTATACTGGTGAAGGAGGGTTATCTACAATTCATTCAACTGGTATGACTAAAGTAAAAGAAACTATAGAAAGCACATATAAAGATATTCAAACTTCATTATGGGTAATAATGAATCAAAATGCTACTTCTTATGGGCCAAGG